TTTTATTATCTCATTTTTATTTAAATGAATTGTCCCATTATAATTGATCAACAAATGATTGATGAAATTATTATAGAAAACCCTGTGCTTAAACAACTTTTAGATGATAGATATCTTACCATCAAATCTTTTGATAAAGCTTTTAATTTTGATCATGAAAATAAAGATCATTGGTGTAATGAAGTAATGGATAATATAGAATCAGGTATAATATTGAAAGGTTTGGGTCTTGGTTGGGTTAGAAAACACGTGATTGAGAAAATATACGATACCTTGTATACAGAGGAGTGCGATTATACTGGCCTTTGTATATGTATAAATAATCCGGAAAATGAATTATACAGTAAAGATAATAAAGATACATCTGATTATTTTAAGTCCATGAACGGTTATCCAATTGGATTAATCGTAGTGAGAAATATTTTACGCGAAGATATTACTACAAATCACTTTGATGATATTTATTGCGGTGGACGTGTCATGCCGACAGATAAAGTTGCGGTAGGAGAACTTATTGCTGCTAATCCTGATTTTGCTTCATATGGATTAGGCAAAATACTTTTTTCTTCATTGCTTTTATTAACTTTTAAACTAGGAAGAGAAGCCGTTGTAACTGAAATAGCACACGGTTTAAGTAATATTGCTGGAAAAACTTTATATGAATCTTTTGGGTTTAAAGCTTCGCCTGTTGAAATTGGTACGTCAGCTGGTCAAGGCTCAACTTTGGTTTCATTAATAACTTATATCCCAAGAAGAATTCAACAACAATATACTCTCTGGAAAATGACATGGTGTTTTAAAGGGCAAGATGAAACTAAAATGTTAATTGAAAATATTTTAAATAAAGAATTAAGAGAGAAAAGCATGTATCGAAATACAAATATATCAAAATCGTTTCCAAATCCAAAAATAAAAAAATTTATAAGTTATTTGGGAATAGAATTTTGGAAAGCCAGAGTGAAAATGGTGAAAAACACCAGCCATAACCGAGATATGGTCAACAAATCCGAAACCATATTTAGATTTTTAAAGGAACAAAAAAATATAAAAATAAGTGAAGATGAAGACACAAAAAATAACATAATTAGAACAAATAGTCATTGTCCGTGTGTTATTTCTGGTGGTAAACCTAAAATATATAAATCTGTTCGGGGACAATGGTGTTATATTGATAATAAATGCGTTGATTCAGATCCACATTACTGTGAATACGCAAGCGACGCTCCGTATAATTATGTTGTTGATGAAGACATGTGTTGGGATTGGGTGGATAAACAGTCATATAAAAATTATATGAAAAAACATCACAAAAAATAAATATCTTTATGAAAAAACATTTCTACAAAATATAAATTAAATCTATAATAAAACAAATTAATATAACCATTGTGATTTTTGTATTTAATTTATTTGCCGAATTAACAACAAGAATTACCGGACTTGGTGAATTTTTGATGTTTTTTTCTTGAATAATGGATGGGTCTGTTTTATCGAAAGGACTTGTTTTTGTGTCGTTTAATTTAATTGCTGATGATGGACTTGGTGTTTCGTTATTTATAGAAACAACTGGTTGTATTGTGTTATTTATAATAGATTGATTAATAAATTCTGTATTAGAAATAATCGTGTTGGGTATTTCGTAATTAGGGTTCACATCGCATAAATCTTTACCACTACCTACGCATTCATATGCTATAATAAATTCTGGTTCTGTTGCTATTAATCTTCTGGAGCGTTGGTTGCTTTCCCGAGATTGACGGAGTTCTACAACACTTTGTATAAATTCTGTTGTTATGTTCATCTTCATTTCGCAATACACTTTGGTTCCCTGCGAAATATATTGCTGGGGGTGTAAATTACAACAATAATTTGAAGTATATATCGCGGGTACAACCATATTGGGATTAAAAACATCCATACTTGTATGTAAATCGTAATGCATTAATTCGGGATCTTTTATGTATAATGCTATTCTGGAACAAATAGTCGGCTCTACTTTTGGACCTTTGGAATTTGTATCTGTGGGTTTAGTACCATCTGGTATATTTATAACAGGTGTATTTGTTAGAGTTATTCTTTTTGTGGTTCTATCCGTAACGATGGATGTATTTGCTGATATATTTATCCCCATTACAGTGCCGTTTTCATTTGTTAATTTCAAAACTTTAATCTTGCGATACGTGTCATTTATATTGTTGTGTATTATTGAAAAATTTGTATATTTTGGATCTCTGAAGCTCATATGTGAAAAATAAGAACAATCATCGCCAATGTTCGCGTCTATTGCGCTAGAACAAGTTCCCCAATAACCGTGTGAATTATCTCTTCTAGAACATTTGTCGTGGTCATTAAAGCCAGCGCACGCGTTTATTGTTTCGGTTATAGTCATTTTGTTATTTCCACTTGGGCTATTTCCCAAATTATCTTCACCATAACGCACATCAAACCATTTTTTACGTAAAATACGACATTTTCCATCCACTATCTGGAAAGCTACACATGGATTATTTTCACTACTAGATGGTAACCAACGCAATTCAACACATACTTCACAGCACCCTTCCGCGGTATTAATAGAATTATATCTTAGGGACTCTAAACACATTTGTGGGTGCGATCCTTCACATTCAGGTAAACGATTCGGTATCTCAGACCCATCGGGGAGTCTGCCCATGGGTTTAATTGCGTTTTCAGGAGACACGCGTGTAAAATTATACCTAAGAGCGCATATACCAGATGACTGTAAATTTGCGGCATCAGCCGCCCCCGCCGCTGATCTCCAGTAAAAAAAATCTATACCATCGTTGCCACAATGTTCTAATTTATTTAAAGGCCTTCCTCCCGAACTATCTAAATTACCCCGCATCATAAGTTCACGATCAATGCGGCATGCGCCATTATATAAGTCAAATCTGATTGCGGCACCACCGTGTTTAATATCAGTCGCTTCATATTTCATAGATTCAACACAACAATCGACTTCAGATCCCGAAAAATCATTAATTACAATTCTGCCAAAATCTTCCAGTGTGTATGGAGAATTTCGCTCAACACTAGAAAATGTTGACCCCCATCCACAACCAATGTTTCCAGAACCTTTTCTCCAATCAAGAGACGTTGGTTTCCATCCCCCCAGAGGTGGTTTGGAGCCAGAATTACCTCCTGGAACTAGTTTAGTTATTTCGGAACAAGCATCGTATAAAGCCGTTTTATTGCTCAAATTATGATAAGGATTATTTTTTGATATTTCCGTAGGTGATTTCTCGTCGGTTAATTTCCACTGAATACAAATATTCCAATCTTCGCGACAATTATAAGAAGGATAACAAGATGTACCCAATTTTACATTCTGCTTTAAGGTCCCTACTCCCGATGCCTGGTATGTACATACCAAAGTTGAATTAATGTTGGCACCCGCATGGTAAGAATCACACCGCGTCACGCATCCTGGACTTTGAGACGGGTTTAGATAATCTATTTCTTTTTCCAAAGTTAAATTATATGTTTTGCCAAATGAAGACGTTATAAAACATATTAGTAATAATATTTTCATTTTAATAATATTATTAAAATTACTTTTAAGCAATATGAGAACATAGTTTTAAATTATGTAAATATATTTGTAGATTGATATAAATTGAAGTATAATTTTATTTATTTATTTATAATAAAAATATGAAAGCATTTATTAATTTAAGAACACAACCAAATATATGGAAGAATAGAGAAATATCACCCGGTGTATTTGGAAAATTTGCTAATAATTCACACCAAGTACATATTGGCGTGGATTCAGATAATATAGATAATTGGTATAATAATAATAAGGGATGGTATATGAGTTGTTACTATATAAAAAATCCACTACAAATGACTTTAGATGATTTTAAAAAGTTATTAGGAAAAATCGCGGTAAGATTGGGTTTTGATGACGAAGGTAACAAATATTTCGAAGGAAATTGTGGGGAATTAATAAAAAAGATGAAAAAATTTATGGATAGTCTTATTACTGTTTTAAATGAGGAGACACTAAGTAATGATTGGGGGTATGAAGAAGATAAATATGAAAAAAAATACACAATAAAAAAAAGGTTTGGAGAATTAGATAAATTTATGAAAGAAAATAATATATCTTAAAAAGCTGTTAATATAATTATGAATTATTTAATAAAATGATAACTAATATAAATTTTTTTTACTTATTTTTTTTAGTTTCTTTTAAAATTGAATTATTTATTGCTATTAATAAATAATTTGGGTGGAGAGAAATGAAAAAAACGTTTTCTTCAGAAACCGTTGAAATAGCATGATGCTGAATAATGTTTTCTTCAATAATTATCTAATATATTCTATATTAAAAATAAAAAAATAAAAAAAATAAAAAATTATACTTTTATTTTTTATTTTGAATATTTTATTTATTTTACTTTGGTGCTTTGGTGCTTTGGTGGTCATGGACGCACCCACATTACTGTGAATACGTAAGCGATGATCAACATAAGGAAGGAGACGTATGTTGGGATTGGGTAGATAAACAGTCATATAAAAATTATATGAAAAAACATCGCAAAAAATAAAAAATATTTTAAATAATAATTGTCTATTTAGAAAATTATTATTGTAATTATTATTGTAATTATATATTTATATATATATATATAAATGACAACAACAAGGAAATTAAATAGACAACGTAAAAAATCCAAAACAAGAAAACGTCGAGTTATGAAGGGAGGGAGTATATATTACCGGCAGGCTTCTAGTTGGGGAAAGGGAAAGGATCTAGATGGCAAGAGAAATAGTTCCGGGTATGCTGATGTAAACAAATATTCGGCTATTTTTTTTAATAAAGTAATGCCATTGATATTCGACTTCACACCAAATAATTGTGATGATTTTGTCAATTTTTTTGTGGAAAATTACAATATCACTGAAACGCAAATTAAAGGAAATAAAGCTGATGGTTTGGCAAAGGCCAGTAGTAGAGAAAATATTGAAAACAAATGGAAACCTTTAATTAAAGAAAGAGTCGGTGAATATATAAAAGAAATAAAAGAGCAAAAAGATATCATTGAAGAATATAAGAAAACAATAAGGGATGTGAAAAATAGGATACAATACAAAACCGGGCTAACTGTAACAGAAGTGGGCGAATATCCAGATCGAAAATTAATTGAATTATATAATTCAGTTTATGAAGACAACGAAGGTGAAAAAATCGAATTTAGTGAATTATTCCAAAAAAGAGAAATAGCTATCAATATAATATTAGATAAATTAAATATTTTATTAATTTTGGATCAAAATATTAAAGAACAAATAGATTCTCGAACAAAAGCAATAGACCATTGGGATGGTGAAAATGATAGTCGGTCAGTTTCACAGGATGACCAAGCTAGAGCATCTATAATTAAATTACATCACGAAAATTATAGGAAAACCATTAAAACAATTGATGATGATATTTCTAGTAAAATTGGGAATGAGATGAGTTATATTATTGAACATATTTTTAAATATAATATACACGAATTCTGGAATACATTCAAAAATGATACGAAGAATTTAGAAATGATCAGAGTTGACGATGATGATGATGATGATGGTGATGATGGTAATGGTGATGGTGAAAATAATGCCTTACGAGATTATTATCTGTTTATACTCGAAAATAAAAAAATGAAAGATTTAAAAAGGGAACTGATGGAAATTATTAATAAAGAAGAAACTAAAGAAACTAAAGAAACTGAAGAAAAAATAAACCAAATTACGAATAATATTAATGAATCAATAAAATTATCGAAGGAATATTATAATAATTTTATAAAATATATTAATTTAAAAGATGAAGAAGAAAAAATACAATCGGTCGAAAGTATTTCAAATAATCGTAACGGATGGAATAATATAAAAAAAATGCTCGAAGCTGCATTTGTAAGAAATTTTGAAAATATTGTTTTAAATGAGTTGATGAAGTTTGATGAGACTGCCGGGCAAACAACAGTGGATTATCTTTACGAACAAAAACAACGTAAACTGAAATGCGAACAAGAACAAGAACAAAAACAAAAAAAAGAGAGGGAAGATGTCGAGAAGCTTAAAAATTTAAGAAAACGGGGAATAGATCCTAGACTCAAGATGATGACCGCGTTTGCTACAACAGCAGCAGTGGAGAAGGCACCGGCAGCAGAAGAAGAACCAGTAGCCAAGGGGGCTCCAGCAGCACCACCAGCACCATCCGCTCAACAACAGACGTGTCCACAGGGATGGGAAAAAGAGGTGGGGTTTGACGATATTTGTTTTAAATGGTATAACCATCCGAATGTTGCGGACAAAAAGCAAACACAAGCAGCGGAATTAATTAAAGAACATTTACATCAAAAATATAGCATAAATCCAAGTGATGTTATAATTACAACCGGACAGTTGCAATGTAAACTGGGTTTTAAGATCGGTATTAAAAATCTAAATTTTGATATACCAGAACTAAGTGAAAAATTTACAAAAATTTTAAATGAAAATAATATACCTGTATTAGAAAGACAGTGCCAAAAAAAAGATAACGGGTGTAAAACTTTGATAAACTTATTTTTCCCCCGTAAAGAAAACGACGAAGAATCTATTGGAAAATTGTTAAAGAAAATGGCGCCAAAGAAAAAATTTGAAAAAATCAGGATATTTTTAGAAAATCAAAATGTTGGAAAATGCAAATTGACCAAACACGAAATACATATTTTTTTTACAATCTTAGAACATTTAAATGAAATTTATAACCCGGGTGAAACGAAAAGTGAAAAAGGAACTGAACTTTTATCACATTTAAGTAGTGAAAATGAAAAAAATATTTTTTTAAAAGTTAAAGCAATTGTAGATTTTGTAAGTTATTATCCACAAGGTTTACAGGGTGGTAATAAGAAGCGTAAAATCAAAACAAAGAAACGAAAGATATTTCGCCAACGGAAGAAAAAACCCAAAACGAGAAAAATAGATAGATATAAGAAAACAATTAAAACTAAATAAATATTGAAGCTGATAAATATTGAAGATGATAAATTTATATTTAAAAATAATAAATATAAATTTAATTTTTTTTTTCATTTCTGTAATAAAAATAAGTTACATCGCATAATTTAAAATCAAAAACTTCTTGAAATGTGTCTTCAAACTTCCATGTATCATTTGAATTAATTTTATCTTTCCATTTAAACGGTAGTAAATAAGAAAAGCTCGCGCCATCAAAAGCATATTCTTTCTTATTTCCGGTGATATAACAAGAATAGTGATTTTGATTTTGAGATCTTATTATTGCGCTGTCTAATATATATTTTACTTTTTTACCTTTAATCGTATATGTATAATTTTTGTTTATATTTTGACTTCTGTTTCCTTTTTGGTTTAGATATAAAATATCGGGTATTTTTTTTATACATCCAAAGTACATGCCTGAAGTATCGTTTATGTATTTTATGTTTATTGAAATCATTTCTATTGGTTTGGTATTTAAATAATCCATGATATTTGAATAGAATCTCAAAGGATTTCCACTTTCTCCTTGTTCGTAATGATGTATTTTTTTTTGTTTCAACGCATCACCTATATACTGAATTAATATATTGGTATCCATTACTTCTCCAAATTTTGACGGGTCATTTTTCCCTACAAAGCTTGCTTCTATAAAAAAATTCAATAAAAATAAAGGAAGTTTCATAGATGGATCAATTAGTTCTTTATTAGGTAAAATTCCTGTAATCATAGATTTACGCAAATACCTGAAAAATTTCCGACCTTTATCGCTTATAAAAAAAACCATAAAAAATACATTAAACCAGCAATTTGAAAGCGATTGTTTTGGGGCTAAAATTAAGTCATAATTTATTTTTTTTGCTTTAACATTTAAATTTTTCAACATTAATTGTTTTATTTCAGGAGAATCATCATATACACTTTTACATTCATATCCATTTTTGGTTTTGACATTTATTTCACCCATCGGACATGTAAATATATTTGCTTCAGGTGTTAAAGATTTTAAAGTTTCCAATTCTTTATTTACAGATGGACTAAATGAATTGGTTATTGATTTAGTTAACGATGTTAGGTTTTTTTTACTCGGTATTGTTTCGGACGGTTTTTCTAAGGATTCTCTTATTTGTTTATTTAATTCAGGTGTTTTACTTTTTAATATAATTGTTTTTTTTGAAATTAATTTTTTCATTTTACTTTTTAAAAATTTCGTTTTTCTTTCTTTCTTTTTTTTTTCACACTTATTTGTTTTTTTATTTTTTCTTGTACCATTGGGACATCTTGTTCTTTTTTGTTTTTTTTTTCTTGATTTTAT